CCTTATGCGTGAACTTAAATGGTGGGCGCGTGAGACTGGTGCAGCAGTAGTTGTTTGCCACCATACAAGTGAAGGTGTCGGTGGCAATCCATGTCCACCACGCTCTGCACTACATGGCAAGGTAGCACAGACACCATCGTTAATCCTTACTATCCATGGGCAGTTAGCATCCATGGGTGTAGCAGTAGTAAAGAACAGATATGGACCAGCAGATTCAATGGGTTCATCACCCATCTGGTTGTCCTATAACCCAGCAAGTATGTCTATCCTAGACATGCCTCAAGCATAGGAGATTCAATGAGTAACGAAGATTGGGAATTAAAGGTAGTAGAAAACGCTGGCGAGATTCCAGCGGAAGATTATCCCGAAGGTATTACTGTCCCCGTTAAGCCTTTACTTTTAGATATTAAGACACAACTGATGTTTGAACCGAAGCGATATGTATACACAGTGGGATGGAGAGCGTATGTTTGGCAGAAAAAAGAAGGCGGGATATTCAAAGACCTCAACGCAAGCGAGTACAACGAACTCGTTAAGCGAGGCACTGTGTCTTACACCAGAGAAACTGATGGAGATTCTGGAAGCAGCACCGCTGTCACCAGCAGTGAAGCAAGCACTGATTAACGAACTGCCTGACTTTATAGAAACAGTAGATGAAAATGCTCGGCAGATATTTGACCCTAATCAGATTTGGTTGGAGTCGTTACAGTTTGCTGACTATGTAGGACAACTCGGTAGCCATCTGATTGAGAATCATGGCGATGAGTGCAGAGAAGATATAGCAAATCAACTAACCGCTATGTCCATGGCATGGAAGTTAATGGCAGAGAACGCAATGACCGTACTTGATGAATCCAATGGAACACTGGAGTTTAAAAATGCATAGTGCTAAAGAAACATTAACGGTAGCGTGGTGTGATAACGGCATGGTTGACGGCAAGTTTGCCGAAGGCTTGGTCTATACCATCGTGACTGCCTATTCAAAGAACATACTATTCAACAACGCAATGCGTGTGCAGGGTAATCAGATTGCACGCCAACGCCAAGCCCTGATTGACAAGTGGTATGACGAGGTTAAGACAGACTGGATTCTATGGGTTGACTCTGACATCGTGCTTACCCTTGATGTGATGAAAATGATTTGGGATACAGCAGAGAAGCACAGCAAGCCCATCGTTAGTGGAGTTTACTTTATCTCCAAGCAGAACGAAGGCTCACTCATGCAACCTATGCCTGTACTCTTTAATGAGACTGACGATATACACACCATGACCTACATCCATCCACTGCCACACAACCAAGTCATCAAGATTGACAACGCTGGCATGGGATTGGTACTGATGCATCGCTCCGTTGTTACACAACTGCGCGAGAAGTTCGGTGCTGATTGCTTCCTATTTGCAGAGGGTGAAAGCGCTGGCGAGAAGTTTATTGGCGAGGATGTGTCCTTCTTCCGCAAGGTTAAGGAGACAGGCATCCCTGTCTATGCGCACACTGGTGCAACAGTCAAACACATGAAGCGATTTGCGTTTGATTCCAACTACTACAACTTATACTGGGCAGCAATCCAGCATGCGGAGAAACAAAATGGCGACACAGCAAGCAAGTAACAAGCGCAGAGGCGCAGCGTGGGAGATTGACCTAGCCGATGAGTTAGTCAACCAAGGATACGAGGCACAACGATTGCCACGGGCAGGGCGCAATGACATAGGAGATGTCTTTCTTAAGACAGTAAATGATACCTATGTGATTGAGGCTAAGGCACCACGGCGTGATGGTCGCATTGACCTGAGCGGGTGGTTGCGCGAGGCAGATGTAGAGGCAGAGAACTATCGCATCTCTAAGAACTTAGCCCTTGCACCTACCCCATTGGTAATTATTAAGGCATCGAACAAGGGAGTAATGGAGTCTTATGTAGTACAAAGGCTTAGTGATGCTCTCGCCAAACTCTAAACATGACATCGGTAAGGTACTAGAACACTATGGTTTCGAAGTACCACATGGCAGAAAAGGCTGGGTCACTGTGCGCTGTGCGTTTCACGGTGATAGGGTTAAGTCTGCGCGTTTGAACTTAGACAACGGTGGCTTTCGTTGCTTCGGTTGTGACATGGCGGGAGATGTTTACTCCCTTATTATGAAGAAAGAAGGCGTGGGTTATGGCGAGGCTAAGCAAATCGCAGAGAGAATTACTGGAGAGAGCAACGGAGAACTACGCGGGAAGCCTAAGCGAAATCCTGCCGTATCTGGAGAGTCGCGGTATAACCGAGGAGACGGCGCGTATGTTCCGCCTCGGCTTCGTGGTGAACCCTGAACCTGGACATGAACCTTATGTTGGTCGCCTTGCTATCCCTTACCTAACACCAACAGGACCCGTTGACCTACGCTTTCGTAGTATCAGCAATGATGGTGCGCCTAAGTATATGTCAAGACCTGGTGCATCAACACATATCTACAATGTCAATGCTCTCTCATCAGATGGTGATGTACTTGCTATCTGTGAAGGCGAGATTGACACAATCATCGCTACGCAAGCAGGCTTCGTAGCCGTTGGCTTGCCTGGTGCTAACAACTGGAAACCGTTTTACTCTCGCGTGCTTGCTGACTGGGAGAAGGTGATGTTGTTTTGTGACGGTGATAATGCAGGGCGAGAGATGGCTAAGCAGATAACCAGAGAACTAGAAAATGTATTCCCAATTTTTATGCCTGATAACTGTGATGTTAACGATGTGTATCTATCCGAAGGAGCCGTTGGGCTTCACAAAAGAGCGGGCGTTTAACAAGTGGCAAAGAACTCAAGTTTCGATTTAGACTTTGGGTACGGCAGAAAGGGTGAGCAGTTAGTAGAAGAACTACTTACCGAAGGCAAGACAATAGAAGTTAAGAGAGACAGGAAGTGGTGGGTAACTAACAACCTTTACATAGAAGTTGAGTGCTGGTTTATGAAGTCCAAATCATGGGAGAAGTCGGGCATCATGGTTACCGAGGCGGCATACTGGGCTTTCGTATTAGAGAAGGGCGTACTCATGGTGCCTACGACCCATGTGCTGTATGCTATTAAAGAGTTTGGGCGCGAGATTACTTGCGAGATACCACCAAATAAGAGTAAGGGTTATCTGATTACAGTGGATGACCTGCTAATGGCAATGAGGAAACTGAAAAATGAAGGATGAGCAAGACCTAGTTTGGGAACAGATATACAAGATAGCACGCATGGCAGCAACAAGAAGCAATCGCATGCACCGCAATCTTGTAAGCGTTGATGACATCTATCAACACCTGTCCCTATGGGCACTTGAACACTGGCACAAGATAGAGGAGTGGAACACTGATGAGTCTATGCCATACAAGTTACGCAAGACTTTCAACAACGAGGCACAGAAGTTAGTTGCCAAGGAGAGAGCAATCAAGTCGCGCTCGCCAATGAGTGATACTTTCTATTACACAGCAGAGGTATTGCATGAGTTGTTGCGTGATGTATGGTCGTACGAAGGCTGGGACTCTGTATCCGACATGTCATCAGAGTTTGTATCTAAAAGCAGTAAGCCCGCCGAGGGTAACAATCGCTTGGCTCTGCTATCGGATGTCAAGCAAGGTCTTTCTGTCTTAAGTGAGGCTGACCAAGAGTTGTTACGCAATCGTTACTTTGATGGTGGCATGGAGTTCGATGATTTATCTGTCTTATACGAGGCAAGCGAAGAAGCCATGCGCAAGCGTGTCAAGCGTGCCATCATTAAGTTGCAAGATAGATTGGGTGGCGAGCCACCTGTGTGGCGTGCTGGTAGAAGGCGCAAGAGTAATGCCCAAGCACAAGCAGAGTTGAAGGAGAACGAGTAATGGAAAAGAAACTTAGCAACAAAGTGTGGTTATCTTACGGTCTTAAGTCAGGATTTGGTATTGGCTTTGACATCAGCCGTTGGTACATAGCCTTCGACCTTGGCTTTTGGTACATCGGATTGGAGTTCTAATGATTATTGGGTTGAGTGGATACGCACAATCAGGCAAAGACAGCACGGCAGAATTGTTGTGTCTTAATTACGGATACACACGCCTTGCTTTCGCTGACCCTATGCGCCAAGCGCTAATGATTATTAACCCTAGATTGGATAGCATCACGCGTGTCTCTGACATGGTAGAGGACTACGGATGGGATACAGCCAAGAGGAATCCAGAAGTTCGCCGTCTATTACAAGTGCTGGGCACTGACTTTGGGCGCAAGATGCTAGGCGATGATGTGTGGATTAACATTGCACTATCAGGTATTAAGTCAGAAGATAAGATTGTCATCTCTGATGTGCGCTACCCTAATGAGGCACAGGCAATCAAGAATCTTAGTGGTTCTCTATGGCGTATCAACCGACACAATCACAGCGCTGTCAATGGACACACATCAGAGCATGCGATGGATAACTACATGTTTAATCATGTTATCTATAACGATGGAACTCTTGATGACTTAAGTGATGAAGTGTTCATGCTTGCTAAAGAATTAAATCTTAGTTCTTAATACATAAGAAAGCCCGCCAGAGACAGGAGAGAATCTAGCGGGCTTCGTTACTATCCTATCATGGATTGTGTTGCGGTTCTGCAATCGCCAATCCTAAAGTCTTACGCATCTTATGTCGCATTGGTGGTGTTGTACCACCCCATACTCCATACCTTTCATGGGCTAAGCCCCACTCTAAACAAGCCTGCATTACTGGACAGTCAGCGCACATCTTCTTGAACATGCGTTCTTCGTCACGGCTGAACAGTTCTTGTGCTGGATAAAACACATCGGTTTCTATGCCTCGACAAATAGCCCTGTCCCAAAGTCGTGCGTTGTATCTTAAGACATAAGCAACTAATCCCCTGCCGTATCTGTTGGTGCTACCTTTTGTTGCTATAACTTTATGATGCCTCGGTTTAAATGCACTCATCTCTTAATACCAACCCTTGGCTAAGTGGTGTGCGTATGCTCGACAGATACCCTTGCTTCCGTATCTGTGTTTGATATAGCGCAACCCTGCATCCACCTGCAGATAGCCGTTAAGGGTAGGTTTAACCTTGATGTTCTTCCATGTTGCTGGCATTAACTGCGCTATACCTAGAGCCTTACTCCTTTTGTTAAGCGCTTTGGGTCGCCAGTTTGATTCGCGTGTCCACAATTCATAGAGGCAAGGGTACTGCTCAAGCATGTTTGCTTCTACTAATTTGTCAATGGCATAGCGTTGGTAATCGTTCTGATAGTAAGCAATTACTCTGCCATGTGGTGGCTTGACTAACTGCTGGGCTGGCTCTCTCAATACAAAGAGCAAGCCAAGTATGATGGTTGTAATAATCCACAGTCGTGCATGTGGGTGTATCTGTCTTAAGTCATTAAGCATTACTATCCAACTTTCGCTCGGCTTCTGCATGCAAGAAAGTATCTATTGCTTTTTCTTCCATGTCTTTCTGCTTCTCGGTACAGAAGTCGCACTTCTCGTACATGAAGTTCATAGTCTTAGGGTTCTTAACTACAACTCCGCACCCTAAGCACTGCATTAAGACTGTCATGGTGTCTCCTTTCTTGAGTGTTCCTTTAGTGAATCAAGGAAGAAACCGACACTCATCTCTCCATCTTCCTCAATCTTATCTGCCCATGCTGGGGCTGTGATGAACCTTCCATCCAAGTCAAGCCATGTAATCTCAAACCCATCGTGGTCATCCCAATGCAGGATAACCCGCACCTCTTGCCCATCAAAGGTGATGTTCATGTCCTTGTCGTATGCTGTTTCTGTCTTAAGTAATGCACCAATTTCTAGTTGCTTAGTCATCTCCGTACATCTCCTCAAGTGTGTCGTATTGTGGGTTGGGTTCGGTATCTTCTTCGTCAAGACCAAGGGCTATGTCGTCACCCTCTAAGTAGCGTGGCTCGCTCATTTGCGTTCCTCTGTCTTAAGCCATAGGTCATTTTGCTTATCTAAGAACTGACTTATTGCTTCTGTTAGTCCTTGCTCCTTGCCGATGAAGTTGCCGTCACCTGCGTATCCGTACTCCCACTCGCGGGTTTCTGTATTGTAGATAGAGCCTTCATTAAAGACCCTTTCTTCTGTGTCTATGTCTATGCTCCAGCGATTTGTTTCTTCGTCAAACACAATCGCATAGTGGTATCTTCTACTCATTTGTTTCTCCTGTCTTAAGTAATAATGTATAATGTTCATAGACTCCGTGCCAATAGTCGAAGTCCTCGTTGCTTTTGGTAGCGTTGCGTTGTTCACGCGCCCGCTTGATGTACTTCTCTATCTCTTTGCGTTCGGTAGGGTTCATGTCTTAAGCCACAACTCTCTTATCAACAACTGATTGCTGACATAGAACAACATGGCTGTGCTTGCATGTGCATTGGGGCGCACGATTCTTAGTTCGTCTTGTGACTATCTCGATAGAGGCATCGCATGAGGTACATACATACCAGTAACTGACCCACTCTCTTGTTAATGTAGGCATTAGCCATACACCACCTCTCCAAGTACAGCCACCTGCAAGACTGCATCACCGCAGATAGCATCGTAATCATCGAAGTCGAACAAGTCCATAGACACCTGCTCGTTGGCGATAGGTAGGGCTTTGGCTAACTCGTCAATGCCTACTATCTTTTCTGTCTTAAGCAAGGTAATCTCATCTATGGCTACCAGTTTGACCTGACCGATGACATCCCACGATGTATCTCCAAGGTATTCAACTGAGTACCAATGATTGCCAAAGGATTCCCATGCTGACCCAAAGACTGCATCCCATAGTTCCTGCTTGTTTACCTCTACTGCGATGGTGATTTTTTCTTCTGACATTTTTATTCTCCTGTCTGTAGTTGTTGATGTAATTGTTACCTGTTTGCCATGCGGTGTCAATAGAATTGAGGTGTGATGTTGGACACATCTCTGACTGATGGTAATCATGGGGCTGGGTATCCTGCGGGGCAACCGACCCCATCCACTAGACATGATTCGGGTATGTCCCATACCCCAAGGGATGCTGATACTGCATAGATTGCGCTAAGTATTAAGACATAAAGTACGACTGCTCGCACTCGCTTGCCTCGCTTGTTAAGTTTCATTTCAATCCTTTCGTTGCAAGGCTTGATGCAATCAAACGCAAAATCTTTTTGTCGTTATTGCTTAAGACATAATCTTTTGCATGTTGGCATGTGGATAGTGGGATAAGGCAGTCTCCGCAGATTGTTTCCTGTGATGGTAGGCAGGACACACACCAAGGGAAGTTGTTGCTACCCTCAATGAGTTGTCCTTTCTGATTAGCCCACACAACATCATCTTGGTCAAAGTCTGCCTTGCATTTGTCGCAGGTAATCATGATGCCACCGCCATGACCGCTGGCATGCTTGCCTTGAGTGCCTTGGTAATCTTTGCCATCTCCTCGACACTGAACCCACCGAGGCGGTCATAAGATGAGCAATACCCACCAGTAATCTGACTTAATACAGAATAGAATTCTGATATGACTGGTTTCTCTTGTGCATCCTGATTGCGTTGAGCGATACGGCGTAGGCGCTCTGCTCTGATGTCCTTAGTTGGGCGCTCTTTACGGCGTTGAATCATGCGCTTTATTACTGACCAGTATTCATCGCGGATGTCCATGAGTCGGAAGTCTGTCTTATGACATGCAATTCCTGACCAGCCTTCGCGTGGTCGGTGAGTTGGACAGTCGGCTCCATAGGTCGTGCAGTTGGTCATCCATATAACGCTTGGGCTTCTGTATCCAGTCTTTGGTTGTCCATCTTCATCAAACATTACATAGTAGCGATTGTGTTCGTGCTGTTTGTGTGTCTTAAAACATGACTCATGGTATGTCTCCATGTGATTGTTGCGAGAGGTTGCATAGTAAGCAACGCCTTCTTTTAGTTCTGCTTTCTTCACTTGCTTCTCCTGTCGTGTGTGGTGCCGATAATGCGGGGACTATCCCTGCTTTATCTTGTGCCTCAATGGTCGCATGATGACCGCGTGCCCGTCAAGCATTTGAGGCTGTGATTTGCATCACATTTTTTCTTCTGTATTAAGACACACTTACAATTCTTACTGATTGTTTGAGAGTCTCGGCTAGTTTGCGGAACTCTGCAAAATCCTCGGCGCTTAGTGTGTTCTTAGATTCAAAACCGCTTCCGCTGTAAAGGTTAAAGGTAATCTTCATGCTGTCACCTCCTCTGTCTTAAGTAATGATTTCTTGATGGCTTCAATATCTGTGTCGTCAATGTTTGTGTCGTAAGACACACCACATTTAGGACATGCAATCTCTGCCATGAATCTCATGCCATAAGGTGCAAGTGTGATGCGTGTCACGCTGTCGCAATCCTCACATGTGCTAGGCATTACGCCACCTCCGCTTCTGTCTTAATACCTAAGAACATTTGTTCTCCGTTGCTGTAAGTCCATTGGTTGGTATCAGGATTCCAAAGGTAGAAGTATTCTTCTCCCGCGTTGAAGTTTCGCACCCAATCGGTAGTGTCAAGAAAGGTGCGGGCGCTGTCGCTTGGTGTCCCATAGGCTCCCGCCTTGGTTTCTTCTAGTGTCTCCATGAGTGCAGAAAATCCACCAAGGGCGATGAGTTGTTCTGCCTGTTCCTTGCTGTTGTAGTTCTGTCTTAAGCCAGCACCTACCCCGTCAGGGTATCCATCCCAATGACAATAAATTGCCTTGATTGTGCCATCCGCTTGGCGGATTCCGATTGTGCTTCTTGTTGCCATGTTCTTTTTCTCCCGTTCTTTTTGGTGCCAGTAAGGGGGGAATTTCCCCGCCTTACCTTGTGCCCCAATCGTGTCGTGAACACGCGCCTTCTGTCAAGGGTTGGGGCTGTGATGTTGGTCACATTGTGTCTTAATACATGTTAGCGGTACTGGTCTACTAGGTCGCTTGGCACCTTGTAGAAATTGGCGGCATCTTGTGAAACCGTAATCCAAAATCTTTCTTCTTCTTCATCGTCATCATCTGCCTCGGATGAGGTCATAAACACTTCGGCGTGGTCGTTGATTTCATAACGGCGAATCTTACCGTTCTGCACATCCCCGATACATATCTCCTTATCCCCTAGAGACTCGTCACTTTCTACGGCATCTGTTAGGGCTTCAATTAACTCGTTTACTGTCATGTTCTTTCTCCTGTCTTAATACACAAGGGGCGCTTTACCTCTTGCGGTCTTGCTTGGTGTTACCTTCTCACATATCGGCTCCCATGTGTGGGATTTCCGATGTGATGTCTGTCACACCTAACCCTCTACCTTAGGTTGAGAGTTCGTGCCCCCGTAGGTCGTGAACCTGTGCCGACTTATCGGGCGGGGGCTTTCTGTCTTAAGTCACACCGCCTTGAAGTATGTCTCACATTGTGAGCACATCACGCCTGATTGGATTACGGTGGCGCTTGCGCGGATTATCTGCTCACAATCGCATTGTGCTTTGATGAGGTTGGTGTTTCTGCCTTTTGGCTTTTGTGTGCCCTCGCCTAGTGCGGTGAGGTCATAAGCGGTTGCAACAATCTTGAGGGCTTTTGCCCATCGCTTAGCGCCAAAATCGGTGAGGCTTGTGGATGAGTAACCCTTTTTGGTTTTTTCGGTCTTAAGACCTAACGCCTCGGCTTGTGTCTTGAATTTTGCATTGTGATATTGGTTGGATGAGCAATCCTCAATTCCGTTCATGTGATTGAGTGAGTGCGCCACCTCGTGCAAAAGTGTTGAGAATAAATCCTCGGCGCTTGAGAAAGTCTCAAGGTTGAAAGCAATCTCGTTGAAAACCTCATCCTCGGTGCGCCAAGGGGTGTAAGGGGTGAAATGTCCTCGGCGACCCTTGAGGTCACGGGTTACGAGGAGAGTCGCACGGGGTGCGCCTGTTTCTGCCTTGATGATTTCATGGGCTTGTTCTAGTGCCTTTGTGAGAGTTGAGAGTGCCTCCGCTTTGTTCTGCTTTGCAACAACGCGGGCAATCACCTTGTTAGATTCTGCGTGCATTTCTTGTGTCATTTTCTTTTTCTCCTGTTCTCGTTAAGCCGTTGTGACTTAAGCGATGGGAGAACCATCTCATGCCCCATGCATGCGGTGTCAACCGACAAATCGGACATTTTCAAATTATTTTTGTGAGTTGCATCACATCCCGCGTGTGAGCGTGTGTCTCAATATGTGAGACGGCGAGAGTGAGCGCCCCCGCATGCATGCCACCCGCCCCCCGCGCACCTTGTAGGGGAAATAGTTAACCGCCTTGTGAGTGATAGCCCGCTCGCATCGCTAGTGCTTGCATCGCATCGCATCGGCTTTGCTTTGTTCTTGTAAGTAGATGAGTCATTGCAGGGTCTGTCCGACCCCAGGGTTGTTAAATGCGGTGTATATGTGTATATGTGTATGTACCCACATAACTTTGATAGTCCTCGTTATGGGGCGCTGACCTGCACTTTTACTATGGCTAAAAGATTTTTAAAAAAACTTTGAAAAAAAGTGTCCAATAAAGTGTCTCTGGACACCTATAGTATAGTGAGGGGCGTAAATAATGTAGCCCCTCTGCTTACTAGCAACCAGCCCTAAGGCTGGTACCCTAATAAACGCCCTAACCTACGGCTTCCGCCTTAGGGCTACAGCCTACGGTTAGGAAAGAGAGTTAAGCGAAACGCTCCCAAAAAGTCGCGTTTCTGCTACATGCCTATGGAAAGAAAAAGAACGACTGCCGCATCCCATAAGTCGGATGCCATTAAAAAGCAAGTTATAGATTTTCTTATGCAGGGGTACTCTGTACAAAAAGCGATGGATGCCGTGGGTCGAAGTGTAAAGACCTACGAGTATTACCGTAAGACAGACCCCTCCTTTGCACTAGGAGTAGACAAGGTACGGTCCATGACCGCCCGTGGGGACATCAATACACCCCGTGAGGAAGTGCCTCCTTTTGCGGAGTTTTCTAGCAAGTATCTAGGCTCCGAAGTCTATCCACATCAACGACATTGGATTGACTTATTGGAATCCCGACCTCCCGTTGATGTGCATCCTTCCATCATATTTGAGCCTGGGGACCCAGACCTACTGATTGTTAATACCCCACCAGAGCATGCTAAGTCTACGACCATCACGGTCAACTATGCGCTCTACGAGATTTGCCGTAACCCAAACATAAGAATCATCATCGTGTCTAAGACACAGGCTATGGCGCAAAAGTTCCTGCTTTCCATCAAGAACCGTTTAACTCATCCTAAGTACCAAGACCTCCACCTGGCATTTGGTCCACCTGGGGGCTTTGAAAAGAATTCGGATTCGTGGAAGCAGGACTTAATTTACTTGTCCTCCGAGGCAAGAGACTCAGGCGAAAAGGACCCAACCGTTCAGGCTATTGGTGTTCGTGGTCATATCTACGGTGCCCGTGCTGACTTAATCATCATGGATGACTGTGTTGACCATACCAACGCCCATGAGTATGAAAAGCAAATTGACTGGATTCAGTCTGAGGTTATGTCCCGTATTGACCAAGACGGCGGTAAGTTACTTGTCGTAGGCACTCGCCTTCGCCCTAAGGACTTGTACTCTGAATTGCGTGACCCAATGCGTTACCCAGACGAGACTTCCCCCTGGACATACTTTGCACAACCCGCAGTATTAGAATTTGCGGAGGACCCTACTGATTGGGTAACTCTCTGGGCTAAGACCAATATGCCACCCATCAGTGGTAAAGGTATCCCAGATGAAGATGGTTTGTACGACAAATGGACTGGACCTGCTCTTGCAAAAAAGCGTGGTCGTATGTCGCCCAATCTTTGGGCAATGGTTTATCAGCAACAGCAAGTCCATGAGGACTCTGCCTTCCCTGGCGCTGCAGTAAAGGGTGTCATCAATGGCGCTCGAAATATCGGACTTATCCCTAAAGGTAAGGCTGGTAACAGAACTAACGGTATGGATGGCTTGATTGTTATGGCTGGTCTTGACCCTGCAGGTTCTGGATTTACTGCAGCCGTATGTATCGGCTTAGACATCTCTACACAGAAGCGATATATCTTGGATGTGTCCAACCAACCAGGCATGAAGCCTGATGGTATTCGTTCCTTAATTAAGGACTGGACAGACAAGTACCGAGTTTCTGAGTGGCGAGTTGAAAAAAATGCTTTTCAAACCATGTTAACTCAGGACCGAGAGGTTCGGGAATACCTCACAAGTAAGGGTGCAACACTTAAAGAACATCATACAGGAAACAATAAATGGGATGCAGACTTTGGTGTTGCATCGCTTACTACCCTGTTTCACGATTATGAAGAAGGCAACGCCCTCATTGAATTTCCATCAACACATCAGTCAGAAGGCTTAAAGGCTTTAATTGAGCAGTTGATTACCTGGTACCCAGATGCGCCTAAGTCACAAAAGACTGACTGCGTGATGGCGTTCTGGTTCGTTGAACTAGCATGCCGAGACAGAATTACATCAACACAGTCGTACTCACGAAGGCACGGCAACTACAGCATATTTCAAACGAAGTATGACCGTCAACAACAGACTTACATAAATCTGGATGAACTAGAGGATATGTACGCATAGAAAAGGAGGTGGATGTGGCTTACTCTATCGAAGATATTAAAGAGAACTATGACCGCTACCGCCGTATTTATACAGAGCGTGATGCTCGTATGCAGAAGGTCCTGCTTGTTCGCAAGGGTTTAATGCGCGATGTCTACCCAGACTTGTTCCCAGACGGTCCTTTCTCGGACCCAATCGTGGCAAACATGGTGGATATTGCAGCCCGTGATACCTCCGAAGTAATCGCTCCACTTCCAGCATTTAACTGTAACTCACCATCTATGGTGTCAGAGACTGCTCGCAAGAAAGCAGATAAGCGTGAAGAAATTGTTAACGCTATCGTTGACTTCTCAGACTTGCAGACACAGATGTTTAGCGCTGCTGACAGATATGTAACTTATGGTTTTGTTCCAGCACAGATTGAAATTGATTATGAAGTAAAGATGCCTCGCATCAACTTCTTTGATTCAACAGGTTGCTACCCAGTAATGGACCGCTTTGGTCGCGTACTTATGTTCTTCCAGCGTATGCAGAAGCCAACAGCAGAGTTAATGGCTGAGTATCCAGAGTTGGCTCATCTTATTTATGATAGAGACAATCCTTCAACCATGTCTGAGATTGTTCGTTACCACGATAAAGACCAAGATGTTTTATTCCTACCTAACCGCCATGATTTAATCCTTGCTCGTAGCAAGAATCCAATCGGCAAATGTCTTATCCGTGTTGTAGAGCGCCCTTCACTTGATGGCGAAAGCCGTGGGCAGTTTGATGATGTGCTTGCAATTCAAGTTGCAAAAGCACGATATGCGCTTCTTTCACTTGAAGCGGCAACCAAGTCAGTACAAGCCCCCATCGCAATGGGAAGAAACGACCAGGAGTTAGCCCTTGGACCAGATGCAATTATTCGTTCTGAACGCCCTTCCGAAATTCGCAGAATACCGTTGGAAATACCTCAAGGTGCTTTTGCGCAACAGCAAGTGCTTGAAGGAGAACTGCGCTTAGGCAGCCGTTATCCTGAGTCACGAACAGGTAACATTGATGCTTCAATCGTTACGGGTCGTGGTGTGCAGGCTCTTATGGGTGGATTTGATACCCAGGTTAAAACAGCACACGCAATGTTTGCCCGCGTATTTGTTGACTTAATGGGTCTAGCCCTAGAAGTTGACGAAAAAGTATTCGGTGGAGAGATTAAAGACATCAAGGGTAACCGTAATGGTGTGCCTTATGCGATTAAGTACAACCCAGCCAAGGATATTGCTGGCGATTACACCGTAGATGTTCAATATGGTTTGATGGCAGGGCTTGACCCTAACCGTGCATTGGTCTTTGGACTACAAGCACGCGGTGATAAGTTGATTTCACGCGACTTCTTACGCCGTCAGATGCCATTTTCGTTTAACGCATCACAAGAAGAAGAAAAGGTTGACACAGAGGAACTGCGCGATGCTATGAAGCAAGCGATTGCATCATACGCACAGGCAATTCCTGCACTTGCATCCCAAGGTCAAGACCCTTCTGACATTTTGTACAAACTTTCATCAGTTATTAACGCACGCCAAAAGGGAACTTCAATCGAAGTTGCAGTTTCAGAGGCGTTTGCTCCAGTTGAGCAACCAGCACCAGCAATGCTTGAGCAGATGGGTCCAGAAATGGGCATGCCAGGGCAACCAGGTGGAGGCGGTGGGTTACCAGAAGGCTTAAGTGCTACTGGTCGCATGGTTGGTGTGGCACCAGGACAGATTGCTCCAGGTGGTAGACCAGATGTTCAATCATTACTAGCAGGATTAACACAAAGAGGTGAGCCTAATTTACAGGCTTCACTAATCCGCCGTACACCAGCCTGAGGAGGTGAAAGAAATATGAAGATGACAAAGAAATCAGTCGCTAATCAAGGAACACCAGGAAAAGCGTATGTAAAGCCAGCCCGCAAGGATGGTGTACCACGCGCAGGTTCGTCTGCAGGAGGCTCAACAGCCTTTGGCAAGCAACCTGGAGGAACTAGAGGTTCAAAGAACAAGTAGTGAACAAGTCGCCAATGTACAGCGACTCTAAATAAGTGGCAGGAACTATCCTGGGCAAGATACCAAACTGCTCACCAACTTTTAATTAGTCGCTCTTATAGCGAAGGGAAATAGAAATGGCAGTAGCAGCAGAAAATAACTTTGCGGTATCCGCAACAGGTGGTGCAGGCAGTGCAGGACAACCAGCACAGTACACACCTAATATGGATAACGGCGGCGATTTCTACGAACTTCAAACAGCGGCAAAGATGAACAAGTCAGGCGTTAATCTCAAGGCAGCAGGTTCCACTATGCGTGGTGCTGCTGATTCAGGGATTGTTCCGATTGATGCGCCCACTATTTACCCAGAAGAAGGTGTAGATACTGGTGCTGCCATGGGACCAAACGCAGGCGAAGAAGTAATGGCTGCACCCTCAATGCTTAGTGCGCAGAACAATGAGGATATTGCTAAGTTAACTGCATATCTTCCTGTATATGCCCGCATTGCAGAGTCTCCAAATGCCACAAATGCAACTCGTAACTTTTACCGTTACATGCGAAGCAGAGTGCAGGGCTGATGGCTTGGTATGATTCAGTAGGAAAGATGGCGAAGTCGGTAATTGACTTCACTGGAATTCCTGGCTTAATACATGATATTTCAACCGCTGGTTCAAACGATGACCCATGGTATGTAGATGGTATCAATCTAGTTAAAGATACCGTCAAGATTGGAACTACTCCAGTTCGTGGAGCCGTTAAAGGTGTGCTTGCATTAGGTCAAGCATCATACGAACTAGGCGGTAAGGTACGCCGTGAGGGTGTAGATGTACTTCTTAGTAACCCGTTTATGTACAACAAGTACAAGAACGCAAACGAATCGTACTCAGACTACACAACTCGCGTAGATAGAGAGAAAGAAAATATATCTCTAGGTCAAGCAACACTTGGCGCTATCTCTCCAGGTAAGAACGCAGGAGATAACAGCGGATGGTTTGCTGATTGGACTGATAATAACTTTAGATTCCTATCATCTGGCTTTGATTTATTCAGCGCAGAAGATAGAGAAATTGCTTTTAATGACCAGTACACAGGTAAGTTCATCTCTGGTATCCAGGATGTTGTTGCCTCTACTATCATTGACCCACTGACATTTACAGGTTTCTTGGGCAAAGGCGCAGTAATTGCAGCCAAAGCACCAATGCTTGAGAACATCAATGGTCGTACAGCCCGTGCAGTCTTTGGTAAGTTCGCTATGACCAATGACCGATTGGATGGATTGCTTACTAAAGCCCTTGATGGTAAGGGTGGAGCAGTAGCAGATATTAAGTTTCTTGCAGAAAGCGATGCTAAAACACAGTACGCTTACTGGAAAAAGAAGCGCGTAACTAACCCAGATGCCATGGCTTATATCTTTGGTAGGGCTAATACGGATGAAGAAGTAATTGATACTTTCCGTGCAGTTATGCTTAAGGACACAACAGCACTTGCTAAGCGTGCTGAGGCTGACCCCAATGTAGCACTTGCACTTGATGCGGCGCAGGATGTTCCACATCCACATCGCCAAGCACTTGAAGGTAAGTTAGATGGCGACATACTTGTATCTGAACCTTACAATAGCGCACTAGGTGTGCATGTTAAGTCACTTGCAGAAGAAGATTTCCGTTATCGTGCAGCACTTGAGACTGTATCAACTGGTGGACAACTTAAGTATGGATTTAGCCGTGGACCATGGGAAGGCAAGTTGGCTGCAAAGTCATCTAAGCAAGCCCGTGAAACATTTGCAGAAGCAGACTCTGCTATCTTCCAAGCATCTTCAATGCACCCAATTATTAAGGTTGTTAATTATCTTTCAAAGGAACTGCCAAGTGGTGCGTTCAATGTAAATGATGGTGACTCCTATGTAGAGTTTAATGCTTTCTTGCGTGAGGCTAACCTTCTTTCAAGAGGTAACTTTGGCTCTAAGGCTGCAGCCTATGCAGATGAATATCTTGCAGGGGTTACACCAGGTGAGCGTTTAAATACTATTAAGCGTGCTGAGCGTGATGCAATGGAAACACTCTTTCCTAATTACGATAAGCAGCAACTAGATACACTCTATGCAGTCTTTGATGCTCGCCGTGCGAGCGCAATCAAAAAGCATAATGACCAAGGCTTTGTTTCCTACATGGAGAACGGTCAAGTTGTTGTTGCTCAGGCTCCAGTGCTACAGCGAGAATCTGCAAACATTGTTGTTATTGCAGACTTACGCAAACTTAAGCATGGTATTGATGCACATGAAGCAACATTGCCAGGACTCCTTGATGGTATTCAAGTAGAAGATATTGCAATGCGTACAGAGCGTGGCTTGGCTGCGCTTAATACAGTCAATGACATCTTCAAGACATCGGTACTAATGCGCCTTGGTTACACAGTTCGTAACCTTACAGAAGCGCAACTATCTATGCTTGCAAAGGGTTTTGCTCTACCAGCAATGGTTGCGGCAGGTGGTAAGGATGGCGTTGCACGCTTCTTCAATAACCGCAAGGTTGGATTCAACCGTCTTATTGACCAAGTAAATGTTTTCAGTGGCAAGGTTGATGACTTAAAGACTTTGCAATATGAATTTGCTACAGGTATTGACCAACTGCGTGCAGTAGATATGAGCCGTCAGCAACTTGCTAAGGCTGTATCAACTCGCATCGGTGAGATTGAGCGCGATAGATTTAAGTTACGCCTCACTGGAGATACTGGTCCTCTCAATGTAGAGGATGAACTACGCACACTTCGTGGCGCACTTGAGGACCTGGAATCAGTAACCCTTTATCACGGTAGCCCAGATGATGTGTTTGCTCTCGACAAGACTCGCTCTCTTGCCCTGTCTGCTTCGCCTACGATTGCTAATCGTTACGCATCAGGTGGCATTATCAAGTCAGTTGAACAGTACATACCAACACCAACAGGTAAGCCTGGTCGCCTTGGTCAGAAGCCAGAGTTAACTCCTGGTGCAGAAATTGGAACTCCTGGTGTTGCGGAGCAAATGCCACTTGCTGAATTTGAAGAAGTAAAACAATATGTTCGTGGTGGGTACGCTGAAACACAACTAGATTTGCGTGACCCAAACCGATGGGGAACTACAAACAAAGAGAAAATTCCCGCAATGTTGCAGCGAGCAATTCAACGCAGCGTTATCAAAGAAAACACAGTTGTGTATAGAGGAACATCTAACCCAGATATTCTTAATGCAAAAGTTGGCGATGTTATTACCGAAAAAGGATTTACATCTACATCCAAAAAATATAGAATTGCAGAAAAGTTTGCTTTTGTTAGTAAAGAAAAAAATAGCACAGTTGTTAGAATTCAATTACCTAAAGGTACAAATGGATTGGATATTGTTGCATCTTATAGGGGTTTCTCTAAATTAGATTCAGAACTTTCTAAAACACAGGGTATTGAATTAAAATTAACTGATGCTGATATATTTGGCGAAAGCGAAGTATTACTTCCAGCGGGAACAAAATTTGAAGTTGTTGATTTAATTGAAGGACAGGCAGCAACTAAAGATTTTCCTGAAATCAAGCAAGTTGTTACACTACGCGCAATCGTAGAAGAACCCAAGTTACCTACACCTAAGCGCCAAGATGTGCTTAATGAGGCTATGCTTCGCCTGCAGTCAGATATGATTGATGCCGTTAATAGCGGTGCCTCAGTTGAAATCAAGCGTGGTGCTACATGGCAAAAGGTCAAGGCTATTGACTATGAGACACTTGTACTTACTAGCGAATCAGATGACTTAGAAACAGTCTTGTTTAAGGACTGGTCAGTACGCCCTATCTTTAGAGTTAATGCAGTTAAGGGTTCTGTAACCCCAGTGCGTGCCTATGGCAAGCCACTGTATATGACTCAATGGAGTGACATCCCTGTAGAGATTAAAGATGCTGCCTTCGGTGGCAGCCAAAAGTCTTATCGTGCGTGGGTAACCAGCAAAGGCTGGAAAGATGCAGACGACAAAGCCACAAAGGTTATGCAAGATAACGGCTATGGTCGTTTGATTGTTGCAGATGATAAGCGTGCAGGTGGCGTAAGTCACATCGTTCTTCCTGGCACCATTGGTGCAGAGGGTCGAGAGAACAGTGTTAAGTCTTACCTTTCTAAACTTGATGAAGAAAAGTTAGCAGAAGTTGTTGAGGATTTCCCAGCAATGGAGCAGAAGTTTGCAACTGCTAAAGAACGCCGCATGGCTCGTCATCAGGCAGTAAAGCGCCAACGAATACAGCGTAAAGACAACGCAGTTAATCCTTATTACACTAAGGAAAATGTCCACGCTATGATTAACAATGGTGTTGAGGATGCTGCTGAGAATCTCTCACGCATCTACGCAATGCAACATGCACATCTTGATGATATGGCAGACCGCATTGGCGCTCGTATTACTGCAGCCGAAAGCAATGCAATCAAGTCACGACTTGGTTATGGCACTATGGATGTTGCAGCCAATGGTCACAACTATGCACTGCCTAATGCTTTTGAAGGCGCATCATGGTTCCTTGGTCGTACATCTGCTGAGCAGACATGGAACGCAATGGTATCTTCACAGGAGATGGCATTTACAACTGGCATAGGTTCACGCACAGTAAGCGGAGTTAAGCCTAATGACCCACGCTATTTTGAGGCTTGGTCAAACATACTTAACATGCACTTCCGTGACCCAGAATCAGGAGTGATGGACCCACTGGTTCGTCAGATTCTTGACGGTGCCACTGATACAGATTTACTTAAGTGGTTCAAGACATTTGATGGCAGCAAGTATGCCAATGATACCTACACCCGCGTTGGTGAGGGCATTGGATTTACTAAGTTGCGTGCTGGTGAACTTGATGAACACCTTGCAGAGAAAATTGCAATCACTCGCAATGCTGTAAAGGTTTACATCCCAGATGAAGAAACAGCGCTATTCCTTTCAGCGGCTACCCCAGAGGGTAGACCAATGACAGGCGGCGAAGTTCAGGATTATCTAGTCAATCGCTTTGGTAAGAACCCAGAGGAGTTGCCTGAAATCAACGGACTTCTTGTTACTACCTCTAAGGAATACAAGGACCAAGAGCGCCTTATTGATACCTTTAACCGCCGCGTAATGCGTTTCCTTGGCTCACTGCCAGAAGATGTATTCGCTCGTCACCCATTAACACAGAGTGTTTACTCTCGCCGTTTGCGTTTGAACATTGACCAGATGGCTACAGCCAAGGGTACTGACCGTCTAACTGCAGAAGAACTTAGCCGTGCAGTACGCGGTGCAAGAGAAGAAGCACGCCAAGAAGTAGAGCGCACGCTCTTTACGATTGTTCGCCGTACAGGTGCATCATCTAGCACAGTAATGTCACTGATGTTCCCCTTCTATAAGGCTTATGAGAATACTATTAAGCGTTGGGGTGGTATCGTCACAGAGAACCCTTCTGTCTTAACCAACATCTCACGCACCATTGCTCAGGTAGTTAATGGGCAGTTAGTTGTAGACCAAGATGGTAACCGCATCGAAGATGCTACCCAGATTGGCGCAGGCGGTAACCTAGTTATTCAGGTTCCACAAGGATTCATCAATTCACTTCCAGCATCATGGAAGCCTATTGTTGAAAACTCATTTAAGAACATTAACATCCCGCTGCAGAGCCTTGATGTTATTACACAGGGTCAACCTGGTAACCCAGGTGCTGGTCCTATCCTTGTTGCTCCAGCGTATCTAATTCTTAAAAGCAGACCAGAACTTGAACAAGCGTTTGAGCCTTTCTTCCCTGCAGGTCAGCCACAAAAGGTAACAGACTTGTTTACCCCTGCTGTAATACGCCGTTTAACAACGATGTGGACACAGGATGAACTCTATGTTCGTACCTTTAATCAGATGCTTCGTTACGAAACATACAACTTCAATTCAGGCAAGCGTGATGAGCCTACATTGGATGAGATTACAGATAAGACAAACAAGTTCTTCTTGCTCCGTGCGTTGACTTCAATCTCTGCACCATTTGCTATCTCACCTGAGATGGATTTCTACCAGCGTGCGTTCCGTCAGTTCCAAGAACAATACGGAGCAGGCGAAGCAGAGGCTAAGTTCCTTGAGATGTATCCAGATTACTTCGAGGCTACTGTTAGTCTTTCTAAGAGTCCAGGTGGGCTTGAGGCAAATGTGCAGACAGTGCGTAACCTTAAGAAGTACGGCAACCTTATGGCTGCTGCAGAGGCATCTGATAACCCAGAGTTGATTGGCTTCCTTGCCAATGACTTTGATGGTCAGTACACATTTAGTCAAGCAGCATACCAATGGCAGTACCGTAAAGGTGCATACCCTGGTTCAAAGAATACTTATCGTCAGAATCGTAACCCTGCTGAACTCGTACGCGATGCCAACATCAAGCGTGGCTGGACTGAGTTCGGAAGAATTATGGATGGCATTGATGCCTTCAAGATTCAAAACGGTATCAGTTCTGACCGCGACCCTAAACTTGCTAACCACTTAGAAGCAAAGCGACTATGGGTTAAGGCAACTGCAGAAGTTAACTTCGACTGGTACTCAGAGTACATCTCACCAGATAGAGGCAAGTACGAGCGCCGTGCAAGAGTTCTTGAGACAGCGCTACAGGATAAGGCTTGGATGACTGCCAATGGCAATCGCCCAGTAGTTAAATCACTTGCTGTCTACCTAGATGTACGCAAGAAGATTGCTGCAGTCCTTGCTCAGCGTGACCGCTTAGGTGGTTCTGCTTCACTAGAGGCAAAGAGCAATGCAGATATTTCAGATGTATTTGGTGCAATCAAGACACAGTTAGTTGCCGAAAGTCCAGAGTTCGGTGAGTTCTTTAATCGTTACTTCATAAATGATTCGGTGGTGGTTTAATGGCAGGCGAAAAAGACAAGCCAAAGACAAACTCTGGCAACGCTGCTGGTACTGGCGCACCTAAGTCAGCAAACTTTGATGCCATCCTCGCGCAACTTGCTGCAAGCGGTGGCGCTCCTCAAGGTGGCGGTACAGTCTTTACTGAACAAGAGGCATCAGCCTATGTTCAGGCTGTCTACCAACAGTTGTTGGGTCGCAATGCCGTAGGCGTTGAGTACCGTAAAGGTGTTAATGCTTTCTTAAGTCAGAGCCAAGATACGGGTGTTAGTGGTCGTCAACAGGCTATTGAATCAATGGTCCAGTCAAGCCCTGAGTTTGTTAAGCGTACAGAAAATACATACCTTGATGCTATCTATAACGAGGTTGCTAAAGATGTTAGGAGTACACGCTAATGGCAGACCCAAGAGCAGGTGCCCAAACTCAGACACCTGAGGATAAACTACAGCAACTTGGTAGAGCAATCTATCAGTATGAGCAAATTGTTAAATCAGAAAAGCCAGGTAGCCCAGAGTTTAATAAGGCTGCTGCCGCTCTTAAGAAACTTCGTGAACAGTTTGCTGCCGCAAATAAAGAAGTGCAGACAAAGCGTGATGCTGCTAAAAGAACAACAGCACAGAAAAAGTTAAAGGCTCTTGAAGAAGAACGACTCCGCAAGGTAGCCCTTGACGAAGATACAACTGATGTTGATAATAAGATTACTGCAGAAAAAAATAAGGCTACTGCAACTCCTCCTGTTACACCTAAGGCTGGAGTTAAAGATTCTGACGGCGATGGCACTCCAGATGTTGTTGACAAGACACCAACTGTTGCTAACAAGCCACCAGTAATCGTTAAGCCAAAGCCAAAACCTGGCGATGGGTCTGATACTCCTCCTCCAGCAGATGGCTTAGATACTAAAACACTTTGGGTGTCATACCTGCGTAGTACATTTGCTTCCCTTGAAGATAAGACTCAGAAGGCTCAGATTGATAAACTTCTTGAGGATGCTAAGAAATTTAAGTATGACGAAAAAACCTTTATGGAAATACTTAAGGGTACTATCTGGTGGCAGACAACATTGCCATCAATGCGTTCTTTCTTTCTTGAGACATCTGACCCACGCAATGCATCTACCTTCACTGAGAAGGTCCAGAACAAGATGTCAACCATTGCCGCTAAGTTGGATACCCTTGGTATCTCAGCAATGTCAACTGACCCAGCCACTGGCAAGTTAATTGACAACTCAGAATTTATTAAAGGTCTTGCTATGCAGACCATCCAGAACGGTTGGGATGATGCGCAACTAGAAGATTTTATTGCAACCAAATCAAATGTTATGTTTACAGGTGGAGGAACCCTTGGTTCTACACTTGAGAAGGTTAAGAACCAGGCATATATGTATGGCATCAAGATTGATTCAGCGCTTGAGAAGGAGATTAACTTCTCACTTCTTGACCCTAACGATGGTAGAGATGCTAACTATTGGCTTTATTCAATGAAGCAACAAGCAATGGATAGTCCAACATACAAGCCGTTCTCCGAGTCTCTCAAGGCTGGGCGTAGCCTATATGAAGTAACCAATAACTACCGCCAACAGATGGCTAACTTGTTAGAGGTTGACTCAACAGCAATTACATGGGATGACCTCATGGGTAAAGTTGTTGACAACACAACTGGCAATGCCCGCACCTTCGCTGACTTCACTAAGCAAGTTAAGCAAGACAAACTCTGGCAGTATACAAAAAATGCAAAGGAAACATATAGCAATATGGCACTTGACCTTGCACGAACATTTGGGTTCAGCGGCTGATGGCAATAGACGACATTGATGCATCAGACCGTAAACTTATGGCGCAAGCCCGCGCTGGGCGCGGAGTTATTGCAGCACAAAACGCAGCAACTACTAAGGCTCCAACTAACGATGCCGAAATGCTGGCTGCTCTTAATGCGCAGATTGTAAAATCTCAAGCACGCCTTGCTGACCTAGAAAAGACACAAACAGAACTAAACCTTGCCCAAGGTTTAAACGCTGATGGTAGCAAGAAAACTGCTACACAGGTTCTTATGGCACAAAGGGAAGAAACAGCAGCAACCCGCGCCACGCTTGAAGCCAGCAACCCATTATTTAATAAAGCAGCAGGACCGCCATCTGCGCCCGCTGGTTATGTGTATAGGTGGATTGGTGGAACTACCACTGGTCAATATCAATTATATTCAACTGGTGCAGGTACAGGCGGTACAGTCGGTACGGGTGGAACTGACGGCACAGGTGGTGCTACTGGAGCCTTCACATGGACCGACCCAGATACTGGTGTAATAAAGACATTTAACTCTGCAGCAGAACTAAACGCATTTGTTACAACTTGGTCTACAAAGAAATCATCTGACTCAGCAACATCCGCAGCAGCAGCCGCTGCTAAGGCTAAGGCTGAAATAGAAGCACAGGCAAAAAGAACTGCGCAACAAGACTTCAAAGCCGCTCTTACCGAAATGGGTCTTGCTGATTTAGCAGATACCGTTGATGAGATGATTCGTCAGGACTTTACTGCATCACAGATTAAACTTGAACTGCCTAAGCAAGAAGCATATATGAAGCGTTTTCCAGGCATGAAGGCTTTGCGAGATGCAGGACAGGCTGTTAACGAGGCTACATATATCTCAATGGAGAAGGGCTACCTTCAAACACTTGGAGCCTACGGTTTAGATTCTGGAGTATTTGGTACTCGCGCTGAACTAGGTAAGTACATTGCTAATTTAGTATCACCACGCGAATTCGAGGAGCGAGTAAATATCGCCAAGACTCGCGTTGCTGATAATGCAGATGTAGTCAAGCAACTCAAGGGTTACTACCCAGAGATTGATGATTCAGCCGTTGTTTCATATCTGCTCAACCCCACAAAGGGTATGGACATTATTAAGAAGCAGGTTCGTGCTGCTGAGATTGGTGCTGCTGCAACATACGCAGGGTTCACTGACCTTGGAGGCAAGGCTTCATTAGGTACAGGTTATGCCGAGTCACTTATCGGAGCCACTGGTACTGCAGATTTAGCAGCACTTAAGAAAGACTTTGGGCAGGCTAAGACACTTGCTCGTACACAGTCACGCCTTGCAGGTATCGAAGGTCAGACTTACAACGATACAGAAGCAGTCAATGCAGCCATTGCTCAAGAGCAGGCTTCAATACTTTCTTCACAACGCAGAGCCGAAAGAGAAACGAAGTATCGTTTCGGCGGTTCAAGCGGCGTTGGTTCTACTTCGCTGAAAAGCACTACGAACCAATAAATAGAATCCTGAACGGACCCACCAGCCCCGTCTTCGTAATAGTCTGGTAGCAATAGCCGACAT